GATGACAAAGAAGATGAGGAGTCGCCAGACCTTGTGCCCGAGTACTATTAGGGCATAAAATGCCTTGACACAACCTTTTGTTAGGGCGCACTATGGACGGACAATACTCACCTGATGATGTAGACATTGACAGTCTTGCATCGTCCGAGCCACCGCAGAATTTCTTTCAGATCTACTCTGAGGGCGGCGAGGTAGAGGAAGACATTGACCACTACGCCAAGGGCGGTGACGTGACTGTCGAGGGCATGAACAAGTATGTGCTCTCTGACGATGAAGACGTGACACCCACTTCAACGGAATCCACATCTCCCTTCACCACATCGCTGCCTCCCTACTATGGCGGCCAAGAAGCACCGGAGATTGACAAGACAACCGCCAAGGCGATGCTCAAGCAGTTGTCCTCGAAAAGTGGTGGCAAGTCCAAGCGTTCCAAAGGCATGAGCATGGAGCTCTCCGGCTTGGCCCCTTCCATTCCTGAAATGGGCGCGCCGCAAACGGAACAAGACAAGCTGATGCAAATCGCCAGTGCGCGTTCGCAGTACGACGCGTTGGAGCAGGCCTACAAGCTCAAGGCCCAAGCAGCACAAAGAGCGGGCAGGGGCTTCATGCGTCCCACATTCAATGCGGCGTCTTTGGAGTCTCCCACTTTGGAGAAGGCTGGCCCGTTGATGGCAAGAACCTTTGCCAAAGGCGGCGAAGCCCTCAAGGCCCTCAAGGCCCTCAGGGGCACCAAAGCGGTTGACGAGGCAGGCAAACCTGTTCTTGCTTATCGCGGTGAGTATGGTCCAGGCAGTGGTCTGTCCACACAGCAGGGCTCCTTGAGCTACGGCACAAAAGACGCGGCCAACTTGTATGCCACAAGCCCGAATACGGGTGCAGCGGTAGAGGCGGCAAAAGTGTTTCCGTCTTATCTCAGCATTCGCAAGCCCTTAGTGAATGACCCGACCGACCCTTTCATTGATCTTGGCGTTCTTCGCAAGGCATTGGGAGAGGCAGAATTTTCTCGAGTGGTGAAGAACAATTCTGGATTGATTGAGAGGACTGGCGCGTTCGACCGCTTGGCCACTGAGAGAGGTTACACATCTGTTGCTGACGTTATGAAGAAGGACCCCAAGGCACTCAACAGCTTGTATGTGGACATCTACCCAATTCTTGATGATGCACAGGCCGTCAAGACTTTGCAAAAGCGCGGCTATGACGGCGCAATCTACGGCGGCTCGGGGGCCACGGCTCGAGAGCCAGAGTACCGCGTGTTTGGCGCGTCGCAGGCGGTGTCTCCTTACGGCATGCAGCCCATGGCACCTCGCACAGCAAGGCAGCAATTCTCAGATGTTGTGCGCAGCATGGACATCAGCCCAACGGACGCATTGGAGTTTCTTGGCAAATCGGGCAACGCGGCTGCAATGGCATTGACTCCGTCTACCACGAATGAAGGGGAAGCAGAAGAACTTGCTCGTCGCCGTGCCATGCCACCTACCATCACGCCTGTCAAACGCGCGGATGGTTCACCGGCCAGCGGCGAACGACTCACGCCTCAGCAGATTGAACAGTTGGCCGCCGACCAGGCTGCGCTCAACACATATCAGCCAGTGGTCAATAGGAACATTCAACGCCAGGGTGAAAAGTCTAGAGCCTTGGCACAAAGCCGCGATGTGAATCAATTGCCTGACCCGCAGACGTATGCGTTCATTGAGAGCGCGTTGTTTGGCACGTCACCCGAGGAAGTGGCCAATAAATTCAGCGTCTTTCATCCCAAGCGCAAGGAAATTCTTGGCAGAGCCGAACAGGGCTTTGTCACAGGAAACGCGGCACTGGTAGGTCCTGCCGCAAGGGTGATCAAGGAAGTGGGCGCGCCAGTGGCGAAATACCTTGGCAAGGAAGCGGCACGCCAAGTCGAGCGTGGCATGTTCAACGAAGGCCCGTTGCGCGCGATCACACCACAACCCGCCTTTGCTGTTCGCCCCGAGGGCGGCGGTACGACGTTCACAGGTGTCAGGGAACCTGCAAGCAGTCGAACCACTGCACCCATCTCTAAGTTTGACAAGCTGATTGAAGCGGGGGCCAACCCCCGTATTGAGGGCCTGTCCAACGAGATGGGAGACGCCATTGAAAACTTCTGGCGCTCCAAGGCGCAGAACTATTTCACTCGCCAATATGGCACACCAAGTGACCCTGTGTTCAAGCAAATCATCAGCGGGCAACTGCGTACACCTGCCTTGCAAAGACAGATTCCTGACTACGCATTGGATCAGTTGAACGTGGGCAAGACACGTGTGGACCCAGTCACTGGCGAATCACGTTTTTACCCAAAGTACCCTCAGGCATTGGAAGACCTCACACGTCGCTATGACGAGATGACTGGATTGGAGGGCGTGGCCTTCAACGTCAAGGAACCTCTTTTTGACCCGAACTACCCCTCTACGATGGGTAACCGTGGCACCCAACTGGAGATTGCGGCAAGAGAAGACGTGATCAACAAATTGATTGCAAATGGGATGAATCCCAATTTGATCAATTCGAAGGTGACTTTGACCGGACCGCGAACCGATGCCCCTGACGCGCTTTTGAACTACGTGCCTGGCGAATACAAGGAGCTCTACTCCATGTATGCCAATCCGCCCAAGGACCAGAGCATGATCGATCGCATCTACAAGGAGCTGGGATTAACGGAAGACGTCAAGCCAGGCGTCCCTGAAAACATCAAGCGCGCGATTGAGACAAGCGAGCCGATCTACGACATCAACTTCTCATACAGAAGCCCGCTAAAAGACCTCCTGACCCCAGAGAACATCAACCGCTATTTGGCAACCAAGACCCCAGCGGAAATCAACAAGATGCGCTTTGAGGACGTGGTGAAGAACTCTGCCAAGTACAACTTGGATATGTTCAACACACAGAACCTGGTCGATGCCATCAGAAGCGGCAAACGTGTGCCGGAGAAGGTGTGGACACAAGGCATCAGCGAACCTTTGATGACGCTGGGAGAAGGCCAAAACAAATTCACTTGGCACCGTATCCTTGACAACGAGGCCACAGCAGTCGAAGGCGCGTACATGGGACACTCTGTTGGCGGCTATGCCAAGGGAGGCTCTTATGGCCCTTCCGAATATCGCCGCTTCCAAGAAGGCGAGAAACAGGTCTTCACTTTGCGCGACTCGAAAGGCAAACCATTTACCACCGTGGAAGTTGAAAAGATTCAAACAGGCCCGCTTGGCAAGGAACTCTCTCCCAGGGAACTCGCACGTGCAAAAGCCGAAGGCAGAGAGCTAGGGCCCGTCATGACAGTCGTGCGCCAGATCAGAGGCAATGGAGGCAAGACAGGCAACACTGCACCTAAGGACGCAGAAGACCAAGTCATGACGTTTATAAAAGATTACATCAAACCGGATAAGATCACCGAGAGCGAGACTTTTCTGACCCCAAAATTAGAAGCACTTAAGATGGACCTGTCTGGACGTCCCCGTCCATAAGAAAGAAAACCCATGCCCATAGACAAAGCAGTAAATCAAGCCCCTCAGTTGGACATCGTCCTCGACAATGAGGACGAGATGCCTGACATCGAGATCGTGTTGGAAGATGACGGCAGTGCCGTGGTCAACATGACGCAAGACGATGCCGATGAAGTGGACTTCTACGCCAACTTGGCCGAGGTCATTGATGAGGACGACCTGAGCAAGATCGCCATGGATGTCGGCGCAATGTTCGAGGCGGACAAGTCTTCACGCTCTGACTGGGAGCAGATGTATTCCAAGGGCATGGACTTGCTGGGCTTGAAACTCGAAGAACGCACCAAGCCGTTCAGGGGCGCGTCGGGCGCGACCCATCCCATGTTGACCGAGGCCATCGTGCAGTTCCAGTCCCAGGCTTTCAAGGAGCTGATGCCTGCTGGTGGCCCTGTTCGCACGCAAATCGTCGGCCGTGAGACGGTGGAAAAGGCCCAACAGGCCTCGCGCGTGCAAGATTTCATGAACTACCAGATCACCCAGGTGATGGAAGAGTACACACCTGAGTTTGATCAGCTGCTTTTCTACACTGGATACGGCGGTTCGACCTTCAAGAAGGTCTATTACGACCGCCAATTGGGCCGCATGGTCTCCAAATTGTGTTTGGCCGACGATGTTTACATCCCGTACAACGGCTCAAGCGTCATGAGCCAGTGCCCACGGATCACGCACCGCATTGCAATGGACTCAAACGAGTTCAGAAAGCGGATTGTGGCCGGCGAATATCTGGATGTGGACGTTGAATCGCAGACGATGTTGCCAGATTCGAGCCAAATTCAAGAAGCCGTGGACAAAGTTGTGGGTGTTCAGCCTACGGACGACGTCGAAGAAGTGTTTTTGTTGGAAATGCAGGTCGATTTGGACATTCCTGGCTTTGAAGACAAGGATGAAGACGGCGAAGTCACCAAAATTCGCTTGCCTTATGTCGTCACCATGCTTGAAGACAGCCTGAAAGTCGTGGGCGTGCGCAGAAACTGGGATGAAGACGACGAATTGAAGCTGCGCAAGGACTATTTTGTGCATTACGTGCTCGTCGAAGGCCTTGGCGCGTACGGCATGGGCTTTGTTCACATGGTTGGAGGCCTGTCCAAGGGCGCAACCAGTGCTCTGCGCCAGCTCCTGGACGCGGGAACGCTCTCAAATTTGCCAGCGGGCTTCAAAGCCAAGGGCGCGCGGATCGCGGACAACGATAGTCCCATCCAGCCAGGTGAATGGCGAGACATTGACGCCGGCGGCGCAGAACTCAACGCCTCTTTGTTGCCTCTGCCATACAAAGAACCCAGCCAAGCCTTGTTTGCACTGCTCGGATTCTTGGTTGACGCAGGCAAACGCCTGGCCAGCACTGCGGATATGCAAGTTGGCGACGCGAATCAGAACGCCCAGGTCGGCACCACGCTTGCACTGCTCGAGCGGGGCTCGATTGTCATGTCGGCCATCCACAAACGCCTGCACTATGCCCAAGGTCTTGAGTTCAAGATGCTTGCCAAGGGCTTTGGCAAGTACATGCCGGACAACTATCCGTACGATGTGCCGGGCGGCGCGCGCTCAATCAAAAGGAAGGACTTCAACAACATGGTGGCGGTGCTGCCTGTTGCTGACCCCAACATCTTCAGCTCTGCCCAGCGCATCACCTTGGCCCAAACGCAGCTGCAAATGGCCCAGAGCGCACCACAGATGCACGACATGTACGAGGCGTACTACCGCGTGTACTCTGCGCTCAACGTCAGGGACATCGACGGCATCTTGTTGCCGCAAAACACCCAGATGCCCAAGGACCCGGCCAGCGAAAACAGCGACGTGCTCAACAACATGCGCTTGAAGGCCTTTGCTGGTCAGCAGCATGACGCGCATATTGCCAGCCACTTGATGATGGGCCTATCTCCCATTCTCCAGGCCAACCCCATGGCCGCGACTGCGTTGCAAAAACACATCTTGGATCACGTGAGGCTCAAGGCGGAGGAAGCCGTGGAGGCAGAACTGTTCCAGCACTATGGCACCGATCCAGACAACATTGTCTCGCCTATCCAAAAAGAAGGCATGGTCGCGCTGAAGATTGCTTTGTTCATGCAAGAGGTTCGCGACATGCAAAACCAATTGGCCGGCGAACAAGGCGACCCGTTGGTCGAGCTCAAGAAGCAAGAACTGCAACAGCGCGCGGAAAACGACAACAAGAAGATTGCACTGGACCAGCAAAAACTTTCTTTGGACCAAGAAAAGATTGCGCAAAACGCGCAAGCACAGCAAAATCGTGTAAAGTCACAAGAGAACATTGCACAGCTTCGAGCCAATGTCGCCAGAGAGCGCATTGGCATGACACAGAACACACCACCCGCTCAAGGAGGCCGAAATGCCGCTTAAAAAAGGCTCAAGTCAAAAAACAATCAGCTCCAACATTGGTGAGATGGTCACCAAGTACAAGGAGAAAGGGAAGATTGGAACCAGCAAGCCGAAGAGCAAGACCGCAGCGGTAAAACAGGCCGTCGCGATTGCTCTGTCCACTGCTGGTAAATCCAACAGGCCTAGCAAGCCGAAGGAGGCCAAGAAGGGTGGCGCTTTCATGGTCGTAAAGAAGAAAGACGGCAACCGTCCGGTTGAGATATACTGAGACGTAAGCACTTGCCAACGGGTGGGGCCTTGTACCACCTGCTTTTCATGGAAATACCATGCTCGAATTTGCAGAAGCCGTTGTCAAAGAATTAAGAAAGCTCCGAGAAGACTCGGAGACTATCATTTTGAATGGCACCATCACTGATATGGAGCGATATCGCTTCATGATGGGACGCCTCGAAGGATTAAAACTTGCCGATCAAGCCGTTCGTGACCTTTTGTCACAAAGGACTACCGATGATTTTTAACCACAGAGGAGATGCCAATGGAAGTTGAAGAGAACCTGACCGCTTTGGAGCGCAAGTGGCGTGAAGAGGCGGAATCAAAAGGCCCTTGCCTTGAAGACGCATACACGGACGAGGGTTTCGACCCTGAAAAGCTCGAGCAAGCTGTCCGAGACCGCATCCCCACTCCCACAGGCTGGCGCATCGCCGTCTTACCCTATCGTGGAGCGGAAAAGACCAAAGGCGGCATCGTCTTGGCCGAAGAAACCCAAAGAAAAACCCAACTTGCAACCAACTGTGGCTACGTCTTGAAGACGGGCGATTTGGCCTATGCGGACGAATCCAAGTTCCCGCACGGCCCGTGGTGCAAGGAAGGCGACTGGATCATTTTTGGCCGCTACGCAGGTTCTCGCATCCAGATTGATGGTGGAGAAATTCGAATTCTCAATGACGACGAAATCATCGGGGTGGTCAACAGCCCTGAAGATATTTTGCACATGTAAGGAGCCAATGTATGAATGAACAGCAAGAACTTGAATTCAAAATCGGCGAAGGCGAGGAGCCCGTAGACATCGACATGGGCGAAGACGGCCAGTCGCCGAAAGTACAGGAACAGGACCAGGCCCCCAATGTAGAGCAAGCTCACAACGAGTCTGAAAAGCCTGACAATGAGCTCAACCAATACAGCGAAAGCGTCAAAAAGCGCATCGACAAGCTGACTGCTCGCCTGCGCGAGACCCAACGCCGCGAAGAGGCCGCCATTGCCTACGCCAAGAGCGTGCAAGAGGAAGCGCAACAGATGCGAGAGCGCATGTTCAGGACGGATGAGGAGCGCCTGCACGAAGCCAAGGGGCGCATCGACACCCAGGTCGTGGCACTCAAGCAAATCATCCGCAAAGCGCGCGAAGAAGGCGACATTGACACTGAGACCGAGGCAAATCAGCGCCTGGCTGACTTGATTTACGAGCAGCGTCAGGTGGCCGAAGAGAACCAGCGCCGTGAGGCTTTTGTCAAACAGCAACAAGCCCAGCCCGCCCAGCCTCAGTACCAACAACAGCCCCAGTACCAGCAGCCCGCTCCGGTGGACCCAAAGCTGGATGACTGGATGGAGAAGAATCCATGGTATGGTCAGGACACGGTCATGACCAATACCGCCTGG